CAAAGCCATAAGAAGCATTCATAGCTGTACAAATAATTTTTGATTCTTCTTTTTCGTCACTGTTATCTTGCTCACGTTTTGTACCATGTCCACTTGTAACACCTGTTCCTTTAGAGTATTTTACAGGTTTTCCGTCAACTGTTTTATTACTCCATTTACCATTAACAAGCTGTACTTCTACTTTACTACCAAACGTGCTACGAGTATATGCCTTACCTGATGAGTCTTTGTACACAGTTTTACCAGCTACTTTTGCGGCTTTATTGCCAACACCAGACTTTACAACACCAGCAAGACCATTTACACCAGAAATTTTACCTGTTACATTTTGTTCTGCATCAGTTCCTGTGTATCCTGTAGCTACTTGGTCACGATCATATTGTGCAACAGCAGAGTTAATAGGAACTTTTCTGCCTGACGATAATATATGCGCTCTTGGTCCTGTTCCTGCAGTTCCGGGTGAGGTAGCTATATTTAATGCTTTATTTGCTGCGGCTCTTTGTGTTGAATCCCTAACATCATAGACTTGATCTTCTACTAATGGGATGCCTGTAATAATCTGCGCTCCGGCCCCAAACGATTTATCATATATACTAGCTGCTGTTGCTGTTTTTGCTGCGACACTAGGCTGATATTGAGGTGTAGTCATTTGTCCAACAGTACTAGATGGATCAAATTTAGGTGTAGTCATTTGTCCAACAGTACTTTGTGGATCAAACTTAGGTGTAGTCATTTGTCCTAAAGTACTTTCTCTACGTCTTTGTGCGTCTTGAATAGCTCCCCCCATACCAGTAGGAAATTCTGGTGCAAAAGAAGTACTAGGTGAAACTGAAGGTGCGCTAATTGGTACTGACGATTGTCCAGATTGTATTGCACCACCCATACCAGAATCTGGTATTTGATCTCTTGGGTCTGTTCTTGTTGTTAAAGTAGGTTGTGTACCCATTAAAGAATTAAAAGAATCTTGATTAAAATCTGATGCACCTGCTTGTAAAGGTGGCACAGGGGTTTGTACACCACTTTGTAAAATAGAATCCATTTCGCTAGGAAACTTTAATGGTTGATCTCTGTATATATTATCTACACCTGCTCGTGCCATTCCTGCTAAACCTCGTTGTGCAATAGCAGGAGAAGTAGGTAATTCTTTTCTTACAGGTGATTTAGCTGGCTCAAATGCATCAATATTAGTTTCTATACCTTTAGAATATCTATTAAAATTTAAATCTTCTAAACCTAACTGTGTTTGCATATTTGCACGTTCATCTGCAAGAGATGGACCCGGATACATTGGTGTTGAAAATCTTTCTGGTTGTTTTCCTGCTGTTATATCTACTCCTTGGTCTGCCATTAATCTATTATAATTTGCTTGACTAGATGCTAGTTGTGTTTCCGTACCAGTTAATGGTTGTACGGAATTTACTCCACCCATCATTGCATTTGTTAGATTATTACCACCCACTGCACTACTTTGGTCGTCTGGAGTTGAAAAGAGTTCTTTTGGAGGCAGCATTTGATTTTCTATAAAATACTCTTTACTAGATCTGTATGGGCTAGTTACAAACATTGTTGCGTCTGGTATAAGTGCTTGCGTATCATCCCCATACATTCTTGAATATCTTGCATCGTTTGAAAGACCAAGAGGGTTATCAAATGGACCTTGATCTTTATAATTTCTGTACCCTTTACTAAATATAGAACCAGAGTCACTGCTGAGATCCTGTGACGCATTGGCAATGGCTTTTTCTCTTGCAACTACACCTTCAGGGTCAAAATCTGCTGGTGTGGGTGATGAAGTAGCAGGGAATGGTCTTCTACTATCTGGTATTTGATCTCTACCTCTAGGATCTATACTATTTGGTGTAAAGTTTGGACCCTGCATATTGCTAGGGGGAACATTACCTTGAACTGTAATATCTGCACGTGACTCCGGCTGTATTCCACCTGTTATATCTACTCCTGTTGGACGCGTAAGTGTTGTGGATGTTTTATTATCTTTATGTATTTTTTGTGCTTCTACAGCAGATACATTATTATTTAAGGCATTGACAACTATACTTAAAGGATTATTTTTAGTTAAGTCTATTCCAAGGATTTCTGCAGCCTTACGTCCATATTCTGCTAGTTTAGGTGCTAAACCAAATCCTACATTCTTTTTCATTTCTGCAAGCTGTGCTGTTAATGACTGTACTTTATTTGGCGGTATTAAACCAGTGTCTAACCTTCGTTGTATTTCTACAGCAAGTTTATTAGCACTTGCAGATTTACCTGTTTCAAACACCCCAGCTACAAGTGGCCCACCTAATGCAAACGCTATACCACTAGCAAGTTTGCCAATGCCACTAGTTTGTTTTCTTAATTCATTTTCTAATTGTGCTGTAGAGGCTGTTGCCATATCTAATGAATAGCCTTCAAGATAATTAGGACCATCACGTTCTTCATTTGGTTGAGGTGTAGGTGGGCTTTCTTGTACAAATTCTTGTATAGGTGTTACAGGCTCATCTGCTCCAGCAGTGTACTCTGTATAACCTTCGGGAATGGGGTACAATGGAACTGCACCGACAAATGCTACTAAAAGGTTTTTACCCTCTGCATTTCTGTACTCTTTAAAACTAATACCACCGTCACCCATAACTTTTTTAAAGTCAATAAGTTGATTTGTTGGTGCTGTATATTGTGGTCCAAGCTGTCTAACATTTGATGATGGATCACCACCATTAGCCATATTCACGTAACCACCTTCAGCCATTTCAACTTCTTTACCATCTTCCGCAACAACAATTAAATCTGCCATACCAAATGGCATTTCTTCTGGTAATGTAGCTTCATCTGAGTTTCCCATTTGACCCATAGCTTCCATTTTACGTAATCCCATTTTGGCTTCATCTCGTAGTGCCATCATTTTATCTAACCCATGATAGCGTACAACGTCTGCTGGCATAACAAATTCACCCTCACTAAGTTTAGCAGGGATGTCATCTCTTACTTCTTCACGAGTGCTTCCTACAGGAACTTCATTACCTGATTCTTCGTCTATCATGCCGCCTTCTTGACTAAGACCACCTTCTTCAAAAAGTTCCATTTGTTTTTTCATCATGGGATATTACCTTTAATTGTTTGCTATTACATTATCTCGTAATCTTTGAATGTTACGTAACATATGTACTGCGCCTTGCGCCCTATGTATTGTAATAATATCGTCTGTCTGTTCCATCAAACGATGCTGTTGTTTAATTAGTTCTTCTAAGTAGTTATTGAAGTGGGTCCACTGCTTGGGGTTGTTGACCAGCCCCTTGAGCTTGCTGAATATTTCCTTGTCCATTTCCACTAAATCCTTGTTCCTGTGGTAATGGTACTTGGCCTGTGCCTATTGTACCACCACCTGCACCTGATGGGTCCATTGGGTTTGCACCTGCTGGTGCTGCACCTTGTTCTGGAGTTGGAGCAGGTTGTTGGAACTGCTTCATTAACTCAGCTTGTATAGCTGCTTCATCCATATTGTTTGTTACTTTATCAGGGTCAAGGTCAAGAGACTTAGCAATCTCTCTAATAATATATTGAAACTTAGCAAAGGGTGCAAGTGCTGGGCTGGAAGATACCTGCATAAATTGCATAAGTCTTTGGCTGCGTACTTCATTTGCCATTAGGCTTTCTGTACCACGTGCCTTTACTTCTAAGTCACCACGTATAGCTGGATCAAAGTCAAACTGCATGTTAAATCTAAACAGTCCTTCACCCAGTGGTCGTAGTAAGTAGTCATCTACATTCTTTATTACATTTTTAATACCACCTGCAGCAGCACCCATTAACATAGAAATACCTGACGCAGTTCTACCTACACCAGATACACCTGTCTGTCCATGCGAGAATGATGGCATACCTGTACTTTCATCTGCGAGTACACGTGCCTTATCAAATAGCTGCAAGTTTTCTCCTGCTACATTTGGAAACTTTGTACCAAACACAGCCTGTCCGGGTGCGCCACCCTGTCGTCTAAATACTTTGCCGGGATACACAGATAAGTCTTGACCCGGAACTAAGTTAGTTTCATCTACTTCTATAAGTAAGTTACCACTAAGTACTGCATTATCTACAGCCATACGCATAAACCCATTCATAAGTGTTTGGGTATCATCCATGTTTTCGGCAATACCAATACCAAAGAAAGAGTATGGGTTTAGTTCATAGGGTGCAGCCATGTAAGGAATGGTAGCAGGTTTAAATGGATTAAGTACCATACGCAAGAGTTTACCATTACAAATCCATATATTTGCCTGTAGTTCGTCAACTCCCTCAAGTTCGGAAGGGATTTCAATACCCTGCTCCACCAACATATCATAATCACACATACCCCAATACTCAAGGACTTCATAGCGTTCTACTCCATATTCTGGTGCATAGTCAGATAGATCATCTTCCCATGATTCTTTTGTGTAGTTTGTGCCTTGCATAATTGCATCATCAATTACTGACGCTCTAAAGTAAGGACGTTTTTTTAATCCAATTAACTGTGAACGAGACATCTTATGACGTTCAATTACATACTGTGCTTCATCTATATTGTTTGCATCTGGGTCTGGATAAAAGTTCCATACAGATACATGAGATACTTGTGGTACAGTTTTAATTCTTGGTGAGTATTCACCTTCTTCATCCCAGTTAGGATATTCTTTATCTACAGCAAATGGACCTTTCATTATTCCTGTGCCAAATAATGCCATCTCAAATGCTGTACTACGTAAATGTTTATTAGCACTAGACTCTTCTAGTTGATCTTGTATTTTCTTTTGCATTGCCTTTGCAGCAATCATAGCTGGGCTAAAAGTTACAGCCGTAGGAGTTTTACCTACACCTGTTCTTACACCCTCAATATCGTCTAGTTTATCTCCTAATGGTCCTAAACTTTCTGATAGTGTTCGTGCTGTAGCTCCTGCAGGTACATCTTTACCATCTCCCATAAATCCATAGGGGCTTACAGGTTCATCTAATTCTGAGTTTCTAAGTTGCTCTGGTTCTTTTGGATCAAAGTGTACATCAGCTACAACTCCTTCAGGTAATACTGTTGGTTCTACAGTAAGCGGAAACTTATTACTTGCAAATAATACATCTACAATTTGTCCGTAGGCTGCAAGTGTTTTTGTTTTTGTTACTTTGATAAAGACTCTAGACTTTTCTGCTTCAGTAAACTGAACATCAGATCCATAGATACCTCTATAGTTACGATAGGATCTTAACCATCTATCTTCATCTTGCTGTCTGTAGTCATCAGCACGTTTATATCTATCCATGACAAAGGGTATAATACCACTAATATTAGCATCATCTACTCCTGAGTCTTCAGAGTCTTCTAATACTACTTGTTCGTCATCTGTAAATTCTTGATCTTCTGCCATTTATAATACCTTTAATATCCAAAAGTTTTGTCTGCCATTGGCATACTAGATTGGGGTCTTCCGTGTGGATCATAGTCAAATATACTAAACCTTGGTCTTGACATAATACCATATCTTAGTGCATCATACAAGTGGTCTTCGCTATGAGTATCAATATCTTCTGGATTCTTTTTATCCAATGGTATAGCTGGTAATTGTGAAACCATGTTTGTACAGTTATTAAAAAATACAAGCCTTGGTTCTTCTGTAAACTCATCAACTTGTAACCGTCTATGTATTTCGTTTTTACCTGCTACTCTTGATCCTTTACTTCTATCTGAAGGTCTCCAACGACAACCTCTGCTTACCATCTGCTCTGCAAGGCTAGGCCCAGTATCCCCTCTTTTGTGCCAAAGAGAACTATCCAAAACCCCATATCTAATAGGACCATCACCTGCTTCTAACTCCAGTATTTGATCTGCTAAATCAGTTGCTAGTACTTTACCTACATACAGTTCCCTGTAAACAATTAACTGTTCATTCGGGGCGCAAGCAAACCATACTACTCCAGATTTACTTCCGTATCCATAGTCACAGGCTCTAAATCTTACCCAGTTACTTGGTATATCAAACGGTTCAATAACATGTATGTCTCTATTAAACTCTGTAAAGGCTGCGCCTTCTTTAATATCCCAATCACCGTCTAGTAGCTGTCGTCTTTGTTGTTCTGGTAGTGACAAAAGCATTGCTTCATAGTCACCTGCTTCTGCTAGATATGGATTATCTTTTAGTCGTGCTGGTATAAATCTACGTTTAAATAAAGATATACCTGCTTTTTCGTGTCCTGCTGGATACTTTAATGCTTCTCCAGTTTCTATATCTGTGGCTTCAAAAGCCTTGTTTGGTATTGCAGGGTCAATAAACATTTTTTTAACCCAGTGATGTCCTCTACCTCCGGGGTTTGTAGTAGCCCTCATAAAGATAGGTAAGTCGGGTGCAGTAGACCGTAGACGAGACCGCATGTAATCCCATGCATATGGTGTGGCCCATTGAGTTAATTCGTCAAAGCCTATCCAGCTAAATGCCAGACCCTGATAACGCAAGACATCGTCTTCTCTATCAAGATACGACATCCACAACCTTGCGCCAGATGGCGCGGTCCACTGCATCTTTCTCTCAGACCATTTGATTCCGGGCCATATCTTGGGGTACATCTCTTGCGATTTAAATATAAGTTCACGTAACTCTTCCGTTGTGTGTCGTAGTAGTAGACCACTAAACGCAGGATGCCCCATATACCTCAGAGGGTCTGCAAGCATTGCGTAGGATTTACCACCACCAGCACTGCCACCATATAATACTTCTCGTTCACTTGCCGCTAGAAAGTTTGTTTGAGGGCCATCGTTTGGTTTAAAGATTACATTGTTATCTTCTTCCATACGTTTAATAGTAGTATCTCTATTAATCTCTACTATTTTAGATGGCTGCTGCTTCTTTGGCTCCGATACGACTTTCTTCAATTTCTTTCGCCTTGGCGATTGCCTTTTCCGCATAGTCTGCCCATTGGCGTAAGCTTCTAACTTTGTGTTTTCTACTTCTTTCATTGTCCAACCGTTTTCTTAAACCTACGTGAGATATAGATCTACCAGTATTTGTTGTCAACCAGTTTGCTACTTCACGATATGAGTACTGTTTTAAATACTTTTTTGCTTTGTCTAGTTTGTCTAATTGGTCGGGTATGGGTATTAATATTTTATTATCGTCTGTGTCTAGCTCATAACCAAAAGGAATTGTTCTAGATATTCTAGGTACTTTTACCCATTCATTATCTTCTTGTAGGTCTATAGGCTGTGGTAGTTTCCATTTACCTAAACTTCTATTCGTCATCTTCTACGACTTTAGGCGGCATTAACATTACGCCACCTTTTGCTTCTACTTGTAATTTTTCTGTTTTTACTAAACCTGTACGATCTAGTAATTCTTTTGCTGCAATCATTTTATCTTTAATACCTAGTTCCGTAGGATCATACAAACCACCAACCATAGCCATTGCAGCTTTTGGTGCGTTACGTGCCATAAAACTTTGTGTAGAATCTAGTATCTCTTCTTTTAAACTATTAACCACATCTGTTGTGCTATATGTATCTGAATACCCAGCTAGTTTTTTTGCAGTTAAAACATCACCACCTGCTTCATCAAACAAAACAGCTAAAAACTTTTGTTGTTTTTCAGTTAACTCACGTGCCATTATTTTTTCTTCCTGCTAGGTACTTTGGAACCTCTGGCTTTTTCTTTTGCTTTTTTTGAAAGATCT